TCCATAAGTTCAAAGAAGTCGTTGTACATGGAATGTTCACGTACTTCTACTTCTCGGATAATAGTCTCACGATCCGATTGGAATACATCTTCATCGGTGTCGTAAGAGAAGTTAACTGTAGCTTTTGTCCACGGTTGCTTAGCTTCCGTAGTAAGGTCTTTCACCTTCGTTGTATCTACAGCATAAAGTTCGCTGAACTTAGCAGTTCCGGTATTGCTCGTTTGAACTTTCCAGTTCAATTGAACACCACCTTTTTCAGGGTCAGATCCCTTCCCCTTCATGAACTTACTAGCAAAAACGTGATGTTGATTGTCTAAAGATAGATCAACCCACTTACGCTTTTTAAAATTGTCCAGCGTCAGATTCACAAAATCGTCCAGTTGATCTGGAAGCAAAGGCATGACGCTTTCCTTTATGTTTGATCGTTACAGATCCCCGTTTTCCTTAAGCATATCTTCATACACTTCTTTCAATACGGGATTGTTGACCGGATCTTCAGGGTCAGCACCTTCTGGCCTGCTAGTGGAAGAACCACTGCCAAGCCTTTTCTTGCTGGCCTTTCTCATCCGATCATTAAATCTTTCACGATTGACTTGTTCAATTTCATCGCCAAAAGAGGCACGATAAGCCTGTTCGATTAACTCGCTAAATTCAGGAACTTGTTGTCCAGACGCAGCATATCCATTGGCAAGAATATTGGCCTGGTTATACAGGTTTTCCAGATTTCTTGCTTCAGGGCTGTTTGGATCTTGTTCCTCATAAGGAATTTCACCGAACAAACGTGAGTTATTGAGTCCTTGTACTGCGTAATTAAATTGGCCAAGCTGCCCCTGAGCAGATTCAATCATCTGCTGCTGTTGAGCATAACCAACAAATTCCTGCTGTCTAAGCAACTCACCGGCGAGGATTTCGAATTGCTGCGAATAATGACCATGCATTTGACTAGCAAGGCCATTAATAGCGTCTTTCAAACCCTCGTCATAATCGTCATCCAGGTCAACCCTGAATGGCTGAACACCAGATTGCACCTGCTCATTACCCTGGGATTCTTCACCAGGTTGAGCATTCTGCTGCCCGTTATACTGATACTGATACCACTGATCCCACCTATTTAGCTGTGCATTGCCATGGTCGAACCCGTCGATTACCTGTCTCAGCACCTCTTCGCTTGCAAATTGATTAGGATCTAGCCCATAATCTTGCGCACGATACACAAGGTCAGAGTCATAATCTTGACCTATGCTGTAGTCATCGCCGGAATTATCTTCTTCGGCGATATATACATCCTGATCACTTTCAGTGGAATATCCAAGATCAGTTTCCGTTTCCTCCTGGATTTCCTCACCTGACCGTTCAGAGTTTAACTCCTCAATAACGGCCATATCATTGTCTGTAAGTGCTACTTCTTCTACTTCTTCATGTTCTTCCGGCATGATCCCCTCCGATCAATGGCTACCAGGAGCAGCATCACCATATCCAGCATCTCGGTCGTATAAACCACGATGCTTTAGATATCGAGTTCTTTCAGCACGGGAACTGAAAACAGCTGTTCCATCAGATTTAAAATCAACACCCGTGAAACCGTTCTTTTTGACATCATCACGGAATTCGTTTACCTGGTTGCTATGAACACTAGCACCATCAGATACCATTCCGGTTGACCAGGCATTTGTTCCCATCACACGGCCAGCTTCACGATTTTTGTTCCGTGGATCAGGCTCAGGATGGTCATGCCAGCGATTGACACCGTCAGGATCAGTCCATAAATACTGCTTCCTAACCATAAAACCCTCCAGTTATTTACCGTAAGAATTAACGTAAGATCTCATATCTCTTAATTTGCTAACATATTTTCCAGTTTTTTTAGCATACTTCTTAGCCGCTTTCTGGCCCTGTTTTGTGTAGCTAAATTTCTTACCGCCTACCTGTGGCATTTCCTTCTCCTCATAAGAATGACTACTGCGAGCCACTTACAACATTAAGTTCAGTTTCTATCCAGCAGCGAGCACCACAACTCAACGGTTTATTTGGCCTATGCACAATACGAGCGACTTCATTACCGTCCTCGCCAAGAATTATCGCTTCTTTCATATAACGATTATCCTTATAAGTCTTAACTGTCAGAACAGGATCGCTCGTGCCATTCTTAATGTTCGAACGTATCTTATGCTGGTTTACATGGATAATTGTTTTCATGCATTTCTCCTAGCCTGCTTGACCTCTACCCATCTGGGCAACCTGTTGTTGGTTTGGCTGACCGCCACTCAGGACTTGCTGCATAACATTACTGCGGCTCTCTTGTGTTCCACCAGTAGGTACGCTTCGACGAATATTCTCCCTGACCACCTTTTGCGGTTGAGGAGGTTGCTCTGGAGTAGGGCCAGGACGATCACCCTTTGGCTCTTCGAACTTAACGATTTGCTTAAGCCTTGGCATATCAAGAAGCTCTGCGTTTATCTCAACAAGTTCCTGGATATCTATCATGCCACCGCTTTGCTGCAAGTTCTGCTGCATCGGCATAAGCACCTGAGTAATGAAGTTCGTAAGATTGTTTAAACGCTCACTCGGTGACTTATACATCATCGAGTAAGGCTCTAGTTCAAAGTTGTATTGCAGGAAATCTCCTTCACGCATCTCCGGATTCCACTGAGTTCGGAATGTGCTTGTTCCAACTTTGTATTCATTCTCTATGTTTGTTGCCATGTCATTCCAAAGCAACCATCCCATGTCCTGGCAAATGTTCTTAGCAAAGTCCACAACTCGATACTGCATGTTTGCTTCACGCTTACTAACAGCACCATGGATCAATTTATCCTGGCCTAAAGTGTCAGATGATGGCCCCAAACCGGCCATCATCTGCAAGTTGCCAGCCATTCGGTCGTAAAGATCACGCATCTGAAAACCAAACGATTGATTCCCTTGATCAACGCCGCCCATCTTGAGAACATTCACAGTCTCTGGGTTATCAACTCTTGTCCACTCCCCGTCGCTGGCTCGTCCAAGACGGCGTGCATCTTCCTCACTACCGGCCTGATAGAAAGGAATATCCTTCTGGCGTTGAGCCTGGCGACGCTGCTTTCGCAGTAGACCGTTGATGATATCATTCATTCCCTTGAGATTCATCGCAGGACTTACGGGGATGATTTGGTCTGGAACATCTGTGCATAAGCTTAGTGTATGGAACGGTCCATTCTCGGGGCCATTCCACTCCATGACAGAAAGAGGAGGGAGGTTCTTTCCCGTCACCATAGTTACAACAAGCTGCTCTCTAGGGAGCCAAACATCCATCAGTTCAACATTGGGCTCTAGATCATCATCATGCCTGTCACCCTTATTCATGTTGCGAAGTGGATCTTCCCCAGTATGGTTATCAAGATGATCTGAAGAGGGACTAATTGCCTTAACAACATCAGGATCGTAAATAGGATCGTTTTTAATCTTTTCGTAGGGAACACGGTACTTATTAAGTGCGTACCTTATCTTTCGCCAATGAGTCGCCTGCATATCAAAACAGAAATCATCAAGGCTGATAGACTCAGCAAAAGGCTTACCAGGATCAACCCACTCATCAGTTCCCTCAAGCTGAACTAATCCAGCATCAGCAGTGTAAACTTTCACCACACCTAAACAGAAAAAGGCATCGAGAACAGCAGATCTCAACACCTCTTCTAAGTGAACCTCTTCTATCAGGTTATTCAAAGACATCTGAAAATGATGGGAAAACCAAGACAGCTGTGGGTGCTTGCTAGTCACAAGAACCCTCGGTCGATTTGCAGCCAAGGACATGGTATATGTTTCAGCTGTTTGGTACATAAGGTTCATTATTATTTCCTGGCGTTCTTCCACATTTGTGGAGCCAGATCCATAATAAGTACCAACGTAATCTCGTACCATTTTGGAACGTATTTCCCTAAATGGTCGCAATTGCCTTCGGGAGGTTTCAATTGATTTTAATAACCTTCCACGATCTAATTCACTGTTAGGATTCATAATCACCAGCCATTTGTAATGAATTTATTCTTCCTGCTTTCATGCTCCTGGAGTCTCCAGGCCATGCACCCGTAAGGCACTTCTTCAGTAGTTTCCTCTTCATTTTTCTTAATAGCAGGCCTGTCTTTTATTCCATGCCAAGCTAATGCAGCCGCAATAACACGGTCACCGTGAGACTGCCCCTTAGAAGAATCATCTTGCGTTTTAACACTGCGAGAATGAACTACTTTTCCATCCTTATAAACGTATTGTCGGCACTCGTCTAACAATCTGTTAGAACGAACCATATACTCCCCCGATTGTATAGCACTTGACATTTGGGTTAAAACGGCAAGTTTATTCTTATCGCTACTAAACCAACCTGGATTGCGTGTCTTCTTTCGGTAGGACCTGTTATCCATTTCCCTGTAATAGATATTTCCATACTGCCTTTCGATGACCTGCCTACCAAACGCACCCCCAGGGGCACCATTCATTTCCCAGATAAGATAGGCATTCCTGAACCACTTGCAGGCAGCAAGCACAAGATCTGCAAATGCTTCCGGACGTAATGTATTAGAAGCAAATTCAGCAACTTGCTGACCAGTAACAGTATCAACAACACAAGCAACACTATTACTGCTATAGCTGCCGCCAAGACCGGCACTAATATCACAGCCGATAACATACTGGCCTGTAGCCACAGGGTAGTCTCTTGAGTCACGGTGGCACCAAACAAGAAACGGTCCATCTTCTGTTTCATTAAAATCCGGTTCCAACGTCTCCTGGTCATAATGCAGAACACCGCGAGAGTACGGTCTAAGAACTCCTCTCTTGCCATTCTCATATAGATCCTTCCCAAAGATCTGATACTCAGACCCACCGTAGTCACGGTCAAGTTCCTGTGCTATTGACTGGGGAGTTGCACCAGGACGCAAACATTCACGGTCGTAGTAGGGGCTTCTTATCTTCCCATCAAGAACATGCTTATATCCTTCAGGGAATACATAATCATTGTCCAAAATCTCAAGAACACCATCGGTAGCTGTATACAAACCAGGCTTCCTATCTGGATGATCCTTCCAGTCCAGGATGACTTTGTGCATATTACTGGGCTGATGCATTACATCGTAATAAGCCCCACTCGCCCCTTTTGGGGTTGAAACAAATATGCGACAGTCTGTTGCGTGCTGAGCAGCTGCAAGGCTTTTATAGTCGTCTCCGGATGGGAAAGCTGCAAATTCGTCGATCCCGATAGCTTTCTTGCGACCTCCCCTGAAAGCATCTTCAGTGGTACTCGCACCTTCGAATGTTGATCCATTATCTCGGTTCTCCATCAACATTATACTTCGATAGGTGCTTCGTGGCCTCATCCATCCTGGCAAACCACCCTTATTACCATCGCCCAACAGCAAGAAGTCCAGCTTCCACATGAGCGTATCCTTCTTGCCTGGCTTATCCACCAGATCAGCATTACGAGACATAATGCCAAGACTGCTGAAATCCCTAAACATCCAATGGTAAAAGAACAAGGTCAGAAACATCCAGGTTGCACCTAAGTCTCTAGACTTCTCTATACCGATATCCCTGTCACCAAGAATGTCATTCATCTCGGTGAACGCTTCATCCTGGAAAGGGTAAGTAATAAAAGGTATTACGTTGCTTGTGGTTCCAACCAGCCTGGAATTCCTGGGCTCATAAAGCCAGCAAAAGGCATTAATAAAAAACAAAATATCCTCATGGCACGCAGTCCAGAGCACACGCTGCCTTTCCCTGGTATCAGCCCATGCAAGCAGATCCCTTCTATATTCCAAGTTCCCAGTTAAATCCTTAGGAACCTGATCGTATAACTTGCTCAAGTTAACTTATCCGAATATGGATCTTGAGGTGTATTCCTCTCGTAGTATTCCATCTGCCGTTTGATTCCCTCGTGCATATCAATCATGATCTTCACGTTCTTCCACTGTTTGTAAGCTTCCAAACCGTAAAGTGTTGACGCAATACTAAAGAAGATAACACCCGTAAATAAAAATAAACATCTAAGCCTTTTCACTCGCTTTCTCCCTGTTAATAGATCTAAGCATCTCATCTATTTGTTCGATAGACTTTTCAACTGCTTTCATCCCCTCATCAACATCCTTGGCAGCATTTAACTTTAGCTGTTCACGAATAACAGAATCCATGAACTTAGTTCGATTACCCACAGCCCATTCCAACATGGACCAGGCTCCAGGAGAAGGAGCCTGGTCAGGAGTTACAAACCACTCGTTAACTTCACCCTTGCACTTGTGAAGATTGTGATAAACCCAAGCAATATGTTCAGGAAGGTCTGACTCACTAATATCGTAATCGCCCAGTACCTGTATTACTGCAATCTCCTCCTCTTCTAACTGATTGGCACGCATTTCAGAGTTATGCCACTCTTCATGCTCTTTTTTAGATTCATCCCTTACAAACTTTTCGTGTTTCTCCCTTTCAGATTCTGCGCCAGCATAACCCATACTCAGGCAGGCGTTGTAAGTCGCCTTCTTGATAGAATCACCCCCTTCCTTGTGCTTGTCGTACCAGCGTTTCCACTCATCGTACTTGCCTTCACGCTTTACGCGATCAATGAAAAGTGCATATCCAGGCCTCTTCTTGTCCACTACCGAGTCCTTATTGTTATGAACTCTGGAACAGCCGACGAGTGGGTGAATACAACACCTACAATATCTGCATCCATTTCAGTTGCAGTTAAGTTAATTGACCATTGGCCGTTACCCTCATGAACAGCACTATTCGTGCTGGTTCCTTGAGTACCGCCATCCTTGGTTACCTTAGCTGTGACGGTTCCGCTGGTAATGGCGGAACCGTCTGTTTTGTTTACGATTGAAAAAGTGTAACCAGTAATAGCAACACCCTTGCGATACATCTCATCGCCATGCATATCACCGACAAGTATATTAGGATCTGAATACACATGAGATGTCGTGGCTGCGGCACCCATGCCGCGAGTCACGATAAACTCGATAGTATTTGTCCCAATAAAACCTGGAACAATGACATCCTTAATCGGCATTAGCTGGCCCTTGTTCTACTAGTCGGATTGCTTGCATCATTAATCGTCCATGTCATAGCCGTTGTACTGCCATCAAGCTTCTTACCTGTAATCGTTGTTCCGGACACAGCAAACTCACTAACCGAACAAAGAATCATATACAACAACTGTGCTGGTGTTGCAGTAGAACCATCGCTAGCATAGCTCTCTGTCTGTGCTGTCGTCCACATCGCATCCATCTCAGATTTAGTCGGAGGATCGTAAGCATTCAGAGCATCTGTTACCTCGCTCTGAACCTCAGAATCCCAACTACTGTTCCAGGGTATAGCTGATAAACCAGCACCATTTGATCCAATAACCGCTGTATCAACGAGGATCGCATCCACAACAGTATCTATGGCATCTATCTTGCCGTCCAAGGTTGTTCCCGTGTCCACCAGAATAGAGTCTACAATTCCGTCTATAACATCAACTTTAGAAATAACCGAGTCGAGAAGAAGATCAAGA